ATCCCAGGAATTGAGCTTATGCACGCTACGCCAAACGGCGGAAAGCGAACTAGTAGCTACGGTGGAAAACTTAAGGCTGAGGGGATGATGCGCGGCGTACCAGATGTGAGTTGGCCGGTATCCAGGGGCGCTTATGTGGGGCTAGCAATTGAGTTTAAAAGCGATGGTGCAAACCCAACGAAAGAGCAGCGAGAACGCATTGACGCACTACAAAAAGAGGGTTGGTGTGTGGTGCTTTGCTGGTCGTGGGAAGCGGCAACCAAGGTTGTGCAAGGCTATGCGGGCATGATGACGGTTAACTATGGATGACCACAGTACAATAAATTTGTTTGATAAGTGGTAGAATAAATTTTTTGTCAATTCAAGATATGAGCGATAACGTATACAACAAGCGAGGCGATGTTATTTTTACAACTTCGCAATGCGCGAAAATTATTGGTGAGCACTTTTCATCCATTAAGGATAAGCAAAAAAAAGGTTTACTGCTGCCAGAAAGAATCAACGGCAAAGAGTGGATACCTATGTCAGCGATAGAGTCTTATCTATTGGGTAAGCTTAAAGATGCGCAGAACGTTGTTGATGTGATGACGGCTTGACATTAAGTTTAATACTAAAAAAAACTTATAAAAACATGATAAAGAAGAAAAACCCAGGCGGTAGGCCTACTGGAAGCCCCAATAAGACCACGCAGCAGGCAAGGGAGGCCATAGCCTTGTTTGTGGATGAAAACGCTCACAGGCTCACTCAATGGCTTGATGAGGTTGCACATGGGAATATTGAAGCAGACGTGAAGCCAAACCCCGCTAAAGCGTTTGAGTTATTCCAGAGCGTCATTGAGTACCACATCCCAAAGCTAGCTAGACAAGAGCATGTCGGTGGTGATGGCAAAGCGATTAAGCATGAGGTTCAATTTAGCATTGTTGATCCGAGGGATAAATGACGCAGAACGAAATCTTTAGAACTGCTCACAAATACTTAAGCCCAGGCAGTAGTGCGTCTTTGGGTGATGGTTTGCCGCATGGTATTAATCAAGTGTGTCGATGCTGCAAGAGCCAAGAAACCCGCAAGATTGTTGATAAGGTTGAATTAAAGCCTTGGCTAGACTTTTATAAAACGCTTGATTTTGCTGCTTATGAATGTCAACCTTGCGGGTATAAGTTTTCTTGGTATCGGAATAAATGATGGATGACAACTTGAGACCTCCTCCTATGCCGCCTTGCGATTTATGTGGTGGCATGTCTGTAGGCCAAGACATCAATGGCACTAAATGCTATAAACATTGGGCTGAGTACGTGGAAAAAACACGTTATAAACCGGAAGATGACAATAAAAGTTGAAGTGCCACGCAAGCTAAAGCCACTACTTTTCCCCAAGCGGTATAAAGGTGCATACGGTGGCCGGGGTGGGGCAAAATCCCACTTTTTTGCTGAACAGGTGATTCTCAGGGCCTACATGAAGCCGACACGAATTGTCTGTATTCGTGAGGTGCAAAACTCAATCAAGGACTCCGTTAAACAGCTTCTTATCGACAAGATAGATAAGTTTGGTTTGATGCAGCACTTTGATGTGCTAGACCAAGAAGTGCGCGGCCCCGGCGGCTCCATGATTGTGTTCAAGGGCATGCAGTCGTATAACGCTAGCAATATCAAATCGCTAGAGGGCTACGATATTGCTTGGGTAGAAGAAGCACAAACCCTTAGCCAGCATTCACTCGACTTGCTTCGTCCAACACTTCGCAAGGAAGGCTCGGAACTGTGGTTTAGCTGGAACCCACGCTATAAGACAGACCCTGTTGATGTGTTTTTTAGGAAGTCACCGCCTGAGGATGCTATATCGACCCTGGTCAATTGGTACGATAACCCTTGGTTTCCCGAGGTGCTGCGCAGAGAGATGTTGCATGACTTTGATGTTGATGCGGATAAAGCAGAACACATTTGGAACGGCGCCTATGGCTCAAGTCAGGGCGCGATTTTGGCGCGGTGGGTGAGTAAGGCCGAACGCGATGGCCGTGTTAATAGCGATGTTGAGTTTGATTTTGAGGGCGCACCAATTGAGGTGTCGGCTGATTTGGGCTTTAGAGATACGGCTTCATTTTGGTATTGGCAGCGCACGATGGGCGGCTTTAGAGTGCTTAAGTATGAGGGGGACAATGGCTTAGACGCTGAGGACTGGATACCACGCATTCAAGGCAGCATCTTAGATTTAGGCTGCAAGAAGCTGGGCAAGATTTGGCTGCCGCATGACGCCAGGGCTAAAACGTTCCAGTCGAAATACACGACCATGGAAAAGTTTGCGTCTGTGTTTGGTGCTGACAAGATAGGGATAGTGCCTATTTCAAAAAAGTTAGATCAGATAGAGGCGGCGCGAACTGTCATCGATCGGTGCGAGTTTCATCGCGAACGGTGCGAGGATGGCATAGACGGCCTGCTAGCTTGGGAGTTTTCATACAGCGATGAAAACGGCATTTTTAGCCGTGAGCCAGTGCATAACTGGGCTAGTCACCCAAGCGATGCTTTTGCCTACGGTTGCCAAATAATGAGCGAAATCGAGAAAAAACCTGAGGAAACACCGCCAAATTTTGCAATTAATGGGCATAATTCGGGTTTTACCGTTGCACCGCTTGAGACCTTGTGGCGCGAAACACCCAGAAAATCTAGCAGAATCTAAGGAATAAAAAATGACAAACATCGTGCAACCGTATGGCTTCGCTTATGAAACAGTGGCTGCAAGCCAAACTGCCCAAGTATTGGGGGGGACTGGTGCTACAGGAAATTATCTAGACACACTAATCATTACTGTTGCCACAGCCGCCAGCGGCACGGTTGCTTTGCTGGATGGATCGACATCGATCCCGATTACAGCTGCAAATACTCCAATCGGCGTCTATACGGTCAAAATTGGCGCATTGAGCAACACTGGGCCGTGGAAAATCACCACCGGCGCAGGCGCTACAGTCATTGCAACCGGCATTTTTAGCGCCTAATGGCTACTAAACCCAGCGCATCAAGCGAAGTTCAGTATTACCTGAACCACATTGCAAGCTACGACCGCGAGTTCACTAAATGGGAGACTCGCGCTAATCGCATCCTCAAACGCTACCGCGATGACAGCCGTGGCGTCCAGGATGGAACTTCTAAGTTCAACATCCTCTGGTCTAACGTTCAAACTTTGAAGGCCGCCACATTCGCAAGAATGCCGCGCCCTGATGTTTCGCGTCGTTTTAGAGATAATGATCCGGTCGGTCGTGTTGCTGCTTTGATCCTAGAGCGCGCTCTAGATTATGAGATTAGCCATTACACGGATTACCGTGAAGCCTTGATGAGTTGCGTTTACGACCGTTTCTTAGGTGGCCGTGGTGTTGCTTGGGTTCGCTATGAGCCCAAGTTTACGCAGGCGCCAGCTCAAGGTTTACCTGATGATGGTGTGCAAATCACTGAGGATCAGGACTCAGAGGGCCAAGAAGAAGCCGGTGAGGAAATGCTCGATTACGAGTGTGCACCTAGTGATTACGTTCACTGGCGCGACTTTGGCCATGATGTAGCGCGCACATGGGAAGAGGTCAGCATGGTTTGGCGAAAGGTCTACATGACCCGCGCCATGCTACGTGAGCGGTTCCCAGACCAAGCCGACAAAGTGCCTCTTGATGCTGAACCACAAGAAATGAAAAATGCATCAAAAGAAGGCGTAGACAAACGCGCTTTGGTGTATGAGATTTGGGATAAGCAAAAAGGCCAAGCAATTTGGCTTTCTAAGTCGTTGGGTAAAGTGTTGGATCAGCGTGATGACCCTCTGCAATTGCAAGGGTTCTACCCATGCCCTAAACCGCTCTATGCCACGCTAACAAACGAAACGTTGGTTCCGATTCCTGATTTTGCAATGTATCAAGATCAGGCGAACGACTTGGATATTTTGTCTGAGCGAATCGATGGCTTGGTGAAAGCTTTGCAGGTCAAGGGTGTTTATAACGCTGCCGTGCCTGAGCTGGCCCGCTTGTTTACAGAGGGCAGCAACAACGATTTGATACCAGTGAATAACTGGATGGCCTTTGCTGAAACGAAGGGTTTGGCTGGTGCGCTTGATTTAATCGACATCCAGCCTATTGCACAAACGCTGATTAATTCATATCAGGCTTTCGATCAAATTAAGTCTCAGATTTACGACATTACAGGCATTAGCGACATCGTTCGCGGTCAGTCTGCGGCCTCTGAGACGGCTACAGCGCAACAGATTAAAGGGCAATATGCCTCTTTACGGCTTAAGGTCTATCAGGACGATGTAGCCCGGTTTGCTTCGCATTTGCTGCAACTAAAAGCGCAGATTATCTGCAAGCATTTTTCGCGCGAAACCATCATGCAAATTGCCGATGTGCAACAATTTAACCCCGCTGATTTGCAATACGTAGAGCCTGCAATGGAGTTGCTGACAGACGAGCCCATGCGCACTTTCCGCATAGAGGTAAGCAGCGACTCGATGGTTATGGCTAACGAAAGCCAAGAAAAGCAAGATCGGGTTG